ACAAAAGGTAATAATAAAGAGGCTGCTAAGTTAGCTGCAACGGGTGTAGCCAAGTTTGCTTTCCAAATGTTTGGTGGCAAAATTCTAGGACCAGTCTTCAAAGTAGCCAGCAAGCCTGTTAAAGCAGTGGCAAAGTTTGGGGGTGCATACTTCCTAGAAAAAGCTGGTCTTGGCGGTATGGGTATTGCAGCAAAACAAGCTGTGCGTTGGGGCATTGGTACTGCAACTAGAAATGCTTTGGAAAGAGAAGCCGTTGCGATTGCAGGAAGTCGTGTTGTTACTGGCTTCGGGGATAACTACTTAAACACTCTTATTAAAGAAATTTCTGGAGAAGCAACTCATTACGGAACAGCTCAAGGTATTGGTGATCCAGCTACAGGTTTAATGGGTAATGTATTAAGAGCCGACAGTATTGCAATAAGAGAAGCTAAGAGGCAAGCTAATCTCGCATCAATATCTGCTGGTGAGGGTAGAGGTCCATTTAAACCTGGTTCATTCCAAAGCAGAGGTCCAATTACAAAAATTGCAGATTTTATATCAAACCTCAATCCGTTCCAGCAGAGAATTGGTATACATGTTGGAAGACCTGGCTCTACTGAGATATTGCCAAATCAAATGGCTCTTAGTGGAGCAGGGGATGGTATTGGTGGAAATGTCTACTCATGGCTGAAAGGGAGTGTAGATGAAATTGTTGATCGTTCTACTGGGTTTGCAGGAAATCAAGGTTTTATAGATGAAAATCTCACTAGGGTCGGGGCAGATCTTCTAGATGAGACAGTAAAACCAGGTTCTTATTATATTACGAGAGCTAGGGGCGCAATATTAAGAGATGCAAATATTGTCAACTCTCCTGCAAGAATGTCACCATACGCTCAAGTCTTACAAGAATTGCCAATTACATCAACAAAAGAAGAATTGAAAGCCGCACTCGCACAGAGTCGTGGAAATTCTGGTGTTAAGAGTGTATTTAATACAATAAAAAACAAGACTCGTGCATTGATTAACTCAATCAAATCACCGTTTAAAAAGAAACCAGTTAGCACAAAAGGCGGGGCTCTTGTCCCTTACAATAGCTCAATAAAAACATATAAAGCTGGGACTGGCGTTTTGTCTGAAGTCCCTAATTATATATCCCCAGAGGGACTTCAATTAGAACAGCTTGGTTTGTATGTGCATAAAATTGGAAACGAACATGTTGTTTTTGGTGGAATGAGTAAGCCATTAGGAGGTCTGGCTAAGAGAAACCCAGGTTTAAACATAAAATCAATAGGACTTAATCCATATGAAATTTCAGGCTTAAAACCTGGGACTGCCGAGGGTGATGCTTTAGCTAATCAATGGATTCGTGCAAGATTCGGTCATATAGGAATGGGTAATAGTGTTGATGACACTTATGTATCAGCTCTTTTGTATGATTGGAAGAAAAACAATAATTTTTTCTCAATGTTGAAATTTAAACAATACGAAATGTTAGGCTCAGCTCAGGTAGAAAATCTTAGAATTGAACGCAAAGCTAATCCTGCAGAGATTCTACACGACTTAATGTTAGATGGAAAAGAAAAAATTCTGCCTGAGCATCTTTTCTTAACTCATGAAACAAAATATCCAATTAAAATAGATGAAGCTGGGAATGCTATTTTGCACCCAATGTCTGCTTTTGACACAACATCTGGAACAAGATTAAGAGGACCGTATTCTGGCGGACCTTTTAATATGGGCGAGAATGCTGAGTTTTTTAGAGACTCTTTGCACTTTGCTTTGAATCATGAAGTGGTTGGTCATGGTCAAAGACAAAATGTGGAGGAAGGATATTTATTGATTGCAGAAGCTATGAAGGCATTTAAAGCTAACCCTAATGCTGTAGATAGTGCATATACAGTTGATACATTCCTCACTCCACCGCCAGGTCAGCCTTTAAGATTTCCAAAGGGTTCATATAAGATAGTTAAATTAGGCAAAGATGCCAAAGAATTCCCTCACACTGCAATGCAAGAAATGATTTCCAAACTTACTGGTATTACCAAACCAGTTGACGAATTTGGTTTTACATCTTTTGATGAAATGAATGCCTATCGTGATGCTATTAATGAGTATTTTTTGCTAGGCGGAGATCATGGCGCTGGCAATTTTGCTTCGCAAGCAGTTGGTAGACAGCTTGCAGATATGCTTGGAGTTGCTTCTATCTCCCACTTTGATCAATTTATGATGTCGGACATCCTTCATTTGAAAAAAGGAGCCAACCAGCCTTTAAGAAATTATATTAGTCTTGGGGAATATATGAAAGCAGGCGAAAATCATTGGTCAAGATTATTAGCAAGAGATCCGTTTGTTCAGGATTTTACATTGCCATATGATAATCCAAAACTAGCAGAAAAAATTACAAGGTTTATTGAACAATTTACGGAACTTGGTTATTCATATCCAACTGGTCGCCCTTATAACAATAGAGCATATAACGGTGGATACATACCTCAGTTCAAGAAGGGTGGATACATCAACTCTAAAGAAAGCAGAGCGGTCCCTGCTGTTCTGCATGGTGGAGAGTATGTTCTTAATGCTGGCGCTGTAAAGAAATATGGCTTAGGTCATATTGAAGCAATGAACAAAATGCAGCTCAAAGATCCTAAACCTAATCCTGAAAATCCAGATTTCAGCATTATGCCTATCAAGCCTAAGCCAAAGATTAGACCTATCAAGCCTAAGCCTAAGCCAAAGATTATCCCTAAGCAACCAGATTTTAGTATCCCAACGCCTGTCCCTGAAAAACCAGATTTTAGTATCCCAACGCCTGTCCCTGAAAAACCAGATTTTAGTATCATGCCTATCCCTAAGCAACCAGATTTCAGTATTCCAACGCCTGTCCCAGGGAAACCAGATTTCAGTACTGGACCTTTTAATCCTATTATTGAAAAACCAGATTTCAGTATCATGCCTATCCCTGAACAACCAGACTTTAGTATCATGCCTATTATTGAAAAACCAGATTTCAGTATCATGCCTATCCCTAAGCAACCAGACCTCAGTATCATGCCTTTTAATGTCCCAAGCGCAGGCTTCTCAGTACCACAGTCATCGTATAGCGGTAGCGCAGCTGGGGGGATGACAACATCAACACAAAATGTAAACATCTATGTTGATAACTTCATCGGAGAACCAGAATGGTTCAACACGATGATGAAAGATTACAACACCAAGATTCTGCCAAAGAATCAAAAAGCCGCTGGTCTTGAAAATCGTGTAATTTCAACATACAATGGTTTGAACAGGGGTCAATAATGGATCTATACAAGCTGCTAACAATTGACGGTGTTGAGATTACAGAACACGGAAGAACATTGAAGGTTGATGAGGAAATCTCTGCTAATGATATTGACCTGGCTAGCGGTCATAGAAGAAGATACTATTCCAAGAATAAACAAAAGTTCTCAATCAACTGGAAGTACCTCCCCAGTGTGCAGAGTGTAACTGCAGATGGTCGGGTTGGGCAAAGTTATTTAAGTAATTTGGTTAACACAAGAGCGAGCGTAACAGTCGGGATAGAACTAGCCCCAGGTGAGGGTTATACAGAATATGAATGCTTCATTGATTCTTATTCAGAAAAACTGATAAGAAGACATTTGCCAACAAAGTGTTCATATTACGATGTTGAAATATCTTTGGTGGAGGTCTAAATGTCTACTAGTTGGTTTAGCTTCTCAGAGCCTCTTAATAGTGGTATTGATTTTTACTCAGCAGATGCAAATGATGTAGTAGTAATTTTAACTTCATCTGCAAGCTTGGTGGTTGATTCCTATAGAATAGTTGATGGTGCCATTGTTCTTTCAGCACAAGCCAACTCTGCTGTTGATGCTTCCAAAATTGCTTTTGCAAATGTTGCACTTTCTGGTTTATCCGCAACAGTTTCTGTTGCTACAGAAAGACAAGACGCATTGGTTGATGTTTCCGCAAATACAACAATGACAGTATCTATGATGAAATTTGCGCACTCGGCAGCTTCACCAAGTTCTTCAGCGTCTTTGTCTCAGACGGTTGTAAAGATTGCAAACTCTGCGTCAACATTGTCATCTTCTGTAGACATTACCGCTGCTTTCATGAAGTTTGCAAACTTAGCCGCAGTGGTTTCAGCCTCTGCGTCACTAACTAGCGCTGGCACTAAGATTTCACAAGTAATTTCTGCATTGTCATCATCATTGCAATTAACTGTTGCTGGCAAAATATCTCTTGCAACAATTACGATTAATCTTGTTGAAATAGGGAACATGACTGCTGAGGCAATTAAATTTGCTGTTAATGGTGTTGTTGATTCATCAGTAATTAGAACATTTATGCTTATTGACGGAAGGGCAATTACAAATCACAATAGGATATTTGAGTCTGGTCTTGAGCCAATCTTTACTCAAAATGTTAATTGGAATAATAGAAAGACAAGGCGTTATAAATCAACAAGCAGGGCGGGTAGAAGAACATTTAGTCTTTCATGGTCATGGCTCCCTAATTCACTAGAGTATACGGCGGATCAAAAAGAAGCTCGTGATTATATTAAGACGATAGCGGCAGACCCAAGCCATCATATATTAAAAATAGTTAATTTAGACGAGTCTGGGGTTACGCCGCCAACAGAAACAAGTTATAATGTATTAGTAAAAGATTATAATGAATCTTTAATTAGAAGAGATTTGTCTAATGATGTATATTTCTGGGATTGTTCTATAACCCTGGAAGAGGTTTAAATGCTGCAGTACGGTCTACATGGAAAACAAATATCTAACACTTTCGTGCAGAGCACGACTGCCATATCTCAGACGATTAAACCTTTAATCCTGATTGACTGGTTAGATAGCAGGCATGTAACTAAATATAATAATACAGAAATTGCTACATCTACATCATCATTTACAGTTCCAACAACTAACGATATTAACCTAGAAGTGTCTGGGATGTTGTTGAGGACTAACCGAACAACGCCGACATACCGCTCTTTGTCTACGAGCGAGGTGGAATTTAATAAAAGGAATAGGTCTGATTATTATTTTACTCCAAATGAATCAATTAATGGGATAGAACGCCAGTCATTCACATGGGCTGTTTGTGATGCAAAAGATAAGTTCGGCAAGACTATTACTGCCAATGGTCAATGGCATGCACTTCCATCGTCAAAAGATGATAATTATGAATTTGGGTTTATTTCTGGAGTTAAAAGCACTAGCAATACTCATGCAACAAAAAATGGCTACGAATTCTCCAGCCCAGTAATTATTCAATATAATTTTACAGGAAGACCTGTTAACATCTTAAAGGTTATTACATCAGAATACAATGGTCAAATTAAAGCTTACAATATCCAGGCTTATGAAGACACAACAACGATGGTCTTTAATGTTAATTCAGAAATTCCAGACAACTCTTATTATAATACTCATTACTTAAATAGTAATAATATAAATAAAGTAGTATTAACTATCTACACCACTAAAAATCCTCTTGATCGTGCAAGAGTAAATGAGGTAGCGCCGATCTACCAGACAGATGTTACAGACTATATAATGGATTTCAATGTTACTAAGGTAAGAGATGTTCATGAGACAAGTCTCCCGATAGCAGGCGGTGGTTCTTCAACTTGCTCATTAAAGCTTGATAATAACGGAAAAGATTTTAGCTTGTTTAGTTCCGCTTCTACATATGGAAAATATATGAAAAAAGATTTACGGGCGCATGTTTATACAGGTTGGCAAATACAAAAAACAAATGAGATACTAGTTAATTCAGTTTTGGCTGCAAATATAATATCATCTTCATCAACAATAACAGTTGACACAACGGAAAACATGCCTCAAGGCGGAGGTGACAATAACTTCATTGTAACTATAAACCCTGGGACAACAACCCAGGAAAGAATTCTGTGTTATAAGGATTCATATAACACCCTTACTGTTGTTGAGAGAGGTTTTGGAGACACAGAAGCATCAGCTCACTCCATTGGTGAGACTGTCCAGTTTGATCCATACGAATATGTACCGTGTGGAATATTTTATGTTGACGAGTGGCAGTC